CCGCCGCGCAGCTTGAGGAACCACGCCTCCCACTGCCCGGCCTCGCTCAACGTCATGTGGTCGGAGCTTTGTATGCCGCACGTCCACCTAGGCGGGGCCAGCAAGCGAGCCGACTCGGCTCCGGTTGAGTCCGAGCGCTCCATCGTGTCGAAGCGCTGCTGGCCGAACGAAAACCCCACCGGCCGGAAGCTGGTGGGCAAGCTGATGATGGCCATTTAGCGCCGCCCCTGAGCCTGCATGCGCTCTTCGAGCGCGCGGTTGTTGGCTTGTAGTGCCTGGTTGATGAGTTGGACTGTCGCGGCCTGATCCTGGCGGCCGTCGATGTAGATCTGGGGTGCGTTGTGGATCACGACGCCACCAGCGCCGGCGCCGCCGTTGGCCGGGTTGTACTTGGCAGGCACCACAGCTTCGCCGCGATGCAGGGTCGCGGGCATGCCGTCGTAAGGGACGTAGTTGGTCCCTTCTGCAAGCTTGAATCCGAAGTCGGAGCCGTTGACCGCGTATGAGCTGCTCGGGTCGGATGCGCCGAAATACGCGCCGATGGCGCCGGCAATTCCGCTGATCGCGCTGCCGAACTGGCTCCCAGCCGCGCCAGTGAAGCTTGGCGCCTTGCCTCCGAACAGAGCGTTGTTCAGGTCTGCCGCAATGGCCTCGGCAGCCATGCGATTCAGCATGCGCTTCCAGCTCTGGCCGATGTTGTCGAAGTCACCTTCCAGCGCCTGGAAGACCGTGTCGCCGAGCGAGTCCTGGATGTTCTTCGCGGCCTCTTCGGCGAACTTGCTGAAGTCCTGCAGCTTCTCTGGGAGGATGCCAAGTCTTGCCTGCGCGGCCTCCGTGAACTGGTCTGCCGTGATGGCCCCGCGCTCCAGCGCATCGGCCAGCAACTGCATTTCGTCTCTGGCCTTTTGAAGCTTGGCCGAAGGCGTGTCAGCCAGAAGATCATTCAGCCGCTTCACGCGCGCCAGCTCGTCTTCCGGGATCATCGGCCCGACATCAGCCGCGCCTTGCGCATCCTTGCGGATCTTGTCGACGGCCGACGAGTATTCCTTGGCGCCGATGGCGCCCGCATTGAACAGCGTGCCAAGCTCCTCGATTGCCGCCGTCGCCTGTTCGGCCTTCGCGAACTTGCTGCCAGACAGCGCATCTAGCGCCGCCTTCGTGGACTCTGGCAACTCTGGGCCTACGAAGATGGGCTTCTCTGCCTTGATCTTCTTCTCTTTCGCGGCCTGCGGAACGTCTGGCGCCTTTCGTTTTCCCGTGTCCGCGAACCCGTCCTCGAACGAGAGCACGGACCTGGCATCGCGCTCTTTGGCGCTTTGGTCAAGCGCACGGAACCGCTGTTTCGCCACCTCTAGCTTTGCGTTTACGTCATCGAGTTCCTTGCGGAATTCGGGGCCGTAGAACCCGCTCTCAAGTCCGTTCCGAAGGAGCGTCGCACGCTTGTTGAGCGCCAGAACATCATCTGCCGCCGCGGCCAACTCCTTCTTTCCCTTGAATTCTGAATCGAATCCGAATAGCGCGAGGAATCCCTCGTTATTCTTCTTCTCGAATAGCTTGTTCAGTGCCGGCAGCAGTTCGCTAACGATCGACCTTGCGGTGTCGGTACTGTTCTTTTGCAGCGCAGCGAGCTGCTTGTTGAACTTCTCGGCCTCGTCTGCCTGCTCTTTCGTGACGGTCCCGACGAGCTTCCCTTTCTCCGCAAGGTCCTTCAGGAGCGGCGCGACCTCACGGATGCTTTTTCCGAACAGTTCCTGAACGATGCGCGCCTTATTGCCGTCGTCGGCGAACTGGTCGAGCGCCTGCGCAACCTTCAGCATGGCCTCGGCAGGGTCGGTGCGCCTCAACTCCTCTGCGCTCAGGCCTATGGCCTTCAACGTCTCTGCCTGAACACTCCCAGGCTTTGCCTCATTCAGCACGCCGTTGAGCTTGACCAGCGCCGTGGAGACCGTCTCGAACGACGACCCGGTGCGCAGTGCAACGTCTTCGAGAGCGCTGATGTTCTCGATGCTCGCGCCCGTCGCATCCTTCAGGTCGTTGAGCTTGTCGATGCCGTCAACGGTCGCGTGAAAGAACGTGTTGATTGCGGCAACGGAGAAGGCCCCGGCGATCGCGCCTCCGATGCCGGCTGCTGCGATGCGAACACCCGCAAAGGCGCGCTCCATCTGAGCGGCACGTGTCTCGGCGAGGCGGCCCGCCTTGTCCAGGCCTTCCTCAAATTTCGCGAGCTGGGCGACGAGATCAATGCTCAGGACCGCCAAGCTCATCGTTGCGCCCCTCTTGCGCGCAGTCGCTTCGCCGTCAACGCAGATCGGCGTTCACGTTTTCCCATGTCAGTCCCGTTCTGGAGGCTTGTGTGTCTTGATGACGAGCAGCCGGTGAATCAGTGCTTCGACGTCCTCAACGCCGAGCACGGCAGCGATGAGCGGCAGCCCGGCCCAGTCGATGCCGCCATGCCCGTTGTGCAGGTAGTTCCACACTGCGACGGCTACGTTCTCGTCAGCCGACGCTTTCGGCGGTTCCTCGCCCTCGTAGACAACTCCGGCCTGAGCGTCTAGGAGGGCTGAGAGTTTTTTGCGGCGCCGCTCCTGGCCTCGGCCTCTGCGTTGATGCTGTCGATCAGAGCTGACGTAACTGCAGAGATCCACTCCGGCTGGTCCATGGCCAGGACGGTCCACAGCTCAAGATCGAAAGGCACGTCGCTATTCCCGGAGCCGATCTCGGCGCCAAGAACGCTCGCCTCCGTGAAGCCGCTCCAGTCAACACAGCAGCGCAGCCACGCGTCCGACTTTGCGGCTCTGAACTGGTAGATCTCCCCCGCAGGCGGACGACGAACCTTCACGCGCATGGCGTTTCCGAGGTCCACCCAGGATTCCCGCTTCGCGAGAACCCTTTTGATCAGCTCGGCGCTCATCAGACGTTCGGCTTAACAACCCAGGCCGGCACGACGAGGTTGAAGTCAGCCGTTGCGGCGCCGCCGACAGAGACCGACTCGCCGGGGACTGATGGCGTCCCGTAGGCCACGCGCAGCACCTGCGAGCCCTTGCTGATCTTCACGAGGATCTGCAGGCCACGCTTGGCCTTGCCGACGATGAAGGCCAACACGGTGCCGTCGATTTCTTGAGGCCGGATGCTGAACTTGATGTCTTGCGACGGCAGTAGGCCCGCGATGTTCCGTGTCTTGTTCTCGTAGAGCCGCGTGTCGTCCAGCTGATTGACAGCGCCGCCGCCAACCTCGTAGCTCACGGCCTCAGACAGGGTGCCCCACGTAGCGGCCATGATGGCTGACCCCGCCGTGTACGTCGTGTAGTCCGTCGAATCCAGGCCCGGCATTTCCCACGTATTCGTGGCCTGGTTGTTGACCATGAACGCCTGGTCTTGCAACTCGATCATCCCAGCCGTAACCGACGACCAGTAGCCAACTGCGCCGTTGGCGAGGCCGTGCGCGCTAAGCGTGACGACTGGCGGGCTGGCCTTGGTGACTGCGGTCGGGTTGATGGCGGCGGCAAACGTGAGGGCAACTTCGACTTTGCAGTTACGCCCGGTGATGGTTCCCATGGAGGCTCCTAGAAAACGGGCGGTGCCCGGACAAAGAAAAAGCCGCCCGAAGGCGGCTGTTTTGGTAGGTCAGCGGTGCTGCGCTATGCCCACCACTGGATGGTTAGCGCAGTGCAATCCGCGCCCAGGTCTGGGTCATACGTGCTCGCGCGCTCGGTGACTGTCCCGCTGGTGCCGAGCGCCGTTTCGGCGGCATCTGCCACCGCATCGGCCTGCACTGCTGTCGATGCCCAGCACTGAACCTGGAACGTCACCTCGTCATCAAGTAGCGTGTCGTCCAGGCCATAGGACGGCTTGTGCGATGCCGTGAAGACGATCAGCGGAAATGAAGCGCCTTGCGGAACTGCGTTCTGCGCGATCCGGGTGGATACGAGCGCCGTCAGCGCAGCGTTGGCGGCCAGCAGCGCGCGGAATTCGGTCTCTGCGCTCATGCGATGCGCTCAATTTCTACGAAGCCGCGAACCGTCTCCGTCAGCGCTATGCCGGCAGCGCGATCGACGCAAATGTTCCCGGCGGAGTCAACGAGATAGCGCTCCACCTCACCACTGCCGTCATCCGCCATACGCGCCCTGCGCTGCTCTACGCCATTGAGATACACGCGAAAGCGCCCAGGCTGCTTCCCCGCTTCGACTCTCACAGCTCCGTACCTCTACCGTTGTTCAACTTCTCGATCTGAGGGCCGATCACTTCCTTGAACTTCTCAAGTGCAGCAGACAGCTTCTCGGCGCCAGCCTCAAGGAAGTGGGTGCCGCGCATCTTTACGGTGCCGAAGTTCACGAAGCGCCAGTAGAAGGGGTCTTTCGGATTCTTCGCACTGCGCTGACTTGCCTTGACGAGCACGCGCCGCTTCACCTTCATTCCGAAGACGTTGGATGTGCTCGTCTTGTACTTGGCCCCTGGCAACGGCTTGACGTTCACAAACACGCCAACGTCACCAGAGCGCCGTGCGATCTTGCTTGTGCGCACACTGATCGCATCGCGCACAGTGCCGGGCTTGCGGTACGGCACATTCGTCTCCGTACTCAGCACTGGCGCCTTCTGCCTCGCCTCATCCCGCACGAGGCGTGCCCCAGCAGCAAGGGCATTGCGCAATGCACGGCGGCGCAGCTTGTCCGGAATGCTCTTAAGTGCAGCCTTCAGGTCCGGGATGCCAGTGACCTTCAGTTCAACGGCCATCGCGCCCTCCCGTCTGGCACATCAGCTCCAGCATGTGCTTGGCCCCCTCCCTGTCCAGCACTGCCACGATGTCGTACGGCTGGCTGCGCCACACAACGCGCATCGTCGGCACGATGTCAGGCCTGTACCGGATGCGAAACCGAATGGTCACCTCGGCCTGCGTTTGACCGGCCGCGAAGAACTCCCGGCCTGTCAGCGGCTCAGCCGATGCCCAGATGCCGGAATACACCGCGTTCCACGTCTCGGACGCCTGCCCGAGTGCATCCAAGCCGGAGGCGCGCTGCTGAATGGTGATCTGCTGATCAAGCCGGACCGGCTCAAGCTCTTTCACGCGTACACCCGATAGCGGTCAATGAGCCGATCCACCCACTCTGGCGGCTGCTTGCGCACATAGGCATGCTCGATCTGCAGCAGGATCCACGTCTTGATGGCGGCCGGCACGTCCTCTGCCGCCCCGTAGCCGCACTCAAACCTGACCCGCACCGCGTTCGCCGTGTCAAGCGTGCTCGGCCAGCTGGTGCCGATGGCGGGCAGCAGCCACAGGCCCTCGTCGGTGTCGGTGTCGTGCGAGTAGCTCGCCGAGGACAGCGTTTGCTCGACTTCTGTCGCGTCGATGTACTTGACGGACACGATGGATGACACCGGCTGCTTTCCCAACTCGATCGCGACACAGGGGAACTCATCAAGCACGCGCTCCCATGTCTGTGTCATCAGCGCACGGTCGCCAAGCTCGTGCTCTGCCGCCATGGTCGCGGCCTCGATCAGCATGTCTATTCGGGCGTCGTCGGCTGTCAGGTCCGCATCAATCCGGCATTGGTTTTTCGCCTCGGCGCGCGTTACGGGCCACGTCGTCGCGGCCGTGATTAGTTTCAGCGTCATGAGCGTGACCGTGTTTGTATGTTGGGCGGCCGGCTTCTCGTGGTCGTGATGCGATTGAGCAGGGCCGCTGAACGAGGCATGACCACAAACCTCGGCGATATGGCCATGTCTTCCTCGGACGAGGCGCCTATCACGAACGGCCCGCCGAAGGCCATCGACCGCGCCAAGTCTGTTTCGACGGCGGCGCCGCAGGCCATCACCTTCGAGAGGGCGGAAGCGATCGATTCGTCGGTCTCAACCGAGATCCCGCATGTGAGACCTGACGCCACACCAACGGCCTGCGCCAAGTCGCTTTCGGCGGCTGCGCCGATCGTCACGGCCTTCGATATGGCGAGCGATACGGCAGCGTCAGCCTCGCTGGCCACCGTCACGGCGAATCCAGATGTGAGCCCAGGGGCTTGCGCCAAGTCGGTCTCGAGCGCCACACCTGGCGAAACCAGTTTTGTTAGTGCCGCGGTTTGCGAGGAATCCGACTCGGACGCTACTCCGGCCGCAGCAACGTGCGCGGCAACGAGCCCGAACGCTGCGTCGACCTCCGTCGCGACTCCGCCCGAGAGGAGCTTGGTGCCTGACAAGGCGACGGCCGTGTCTGCCTCCGATGCGGCAGAGACCGATAGCCCAGAGGACAGAGACAGGGCGGTTGCGGTGTCAGTCTCCGTGCCAACACCGCACGACGAATACTTAAGGAGCGAGAGCGATAGTGCGCCGTCGCTCTCCAGGGCGACGCCAGTACCCGCAATCTTCAGCGCCGCGAGCCCGACAGATAAATCCGTTTCCAGCGCAACGCCTGTCGCCGCAACCTTCGACGCGGACAGACCAAGCGCAGCATCCGTTTCGTCGGCTGCGGCTACAACACGTATAGCCGGCGTCGGCAGCACGTCAACGCGAGGCCGGAAATAGCGACCTACGCTGTAGGGGCCGCGCCCAAGCCTTGGCGCACGCGTCCCGGCTCGCTCGAAGCTCGGCGGGACTTCAATACTCCCGCCACCACCGCCGCCTGCAGCCGCAGCGTTGACCGCGAAGGCGAAGATCGACCAGCCGCCACCAGCCAGCGTGCCGCCAGCAGTCCACGAGCACGTTGTGGATGTGCCTGCAGCGGTCTCGCGCGAGGCCCCCGCGCCTTCGAACGGGCCGATTCCTGTCCCGTTGTCCAGCTCCTGTAGGGAGTCTGGCACATCGTCCGTGAGCCCAAAGCTCTGGCCGCCGATGTCCAGGAACGAAACGAAGTCGAGCACCAGGTCGCCGGCCACGCTGGTGGCGCTGACGGTGGGCGCGGCATTCGTGCCAGTGGCCGTGGCCACCGTGTTGTTGGGCGTCGTCTGGTCGGCGTCCTGGACCTGGACGGCGATCACCCAGCGCTCGTCTTGCGCGCTGCCCCAGGTGACGTGGACCGTGTTGGACCCGGTGGCCGGCGCGATCAGGCGCCACAGCGACGCCTTGGCATTGCTGCCCATGTCCAGCGTCGCGCCAAGCTTGGTCAGCGACGTGCCGCCGCTGCCGCCCCATTTGACAGCCGACGGATCTACCGGCGTGCCGGCACCGGAGCCGGCCAGGACGTAGAGAACCCGGTTTGAGCCGCCTGCGGTGAAGGCGGACGTCTGCAGCGTGGTCGTGTTGTCCGCGGCGCCGATAGCCGAGGAGACGAAGACGGTCGCAGCCATCTACAGTCTCACTGTCCAGCTTTCATGGCCGCCAGAAGCGCATCAACCTGCGCCATCCGCTCTGGGCTCAGCGCCTCGGAACGCTGCCGATACAACGCCTTGAGCACATGCATCTTGTCGGCACGCTGTGCAGCGGTCATCAGCTGCCGGCCTTGCGCCTGGTACAGAACATCAAGCAACTGGGCCGCTTGTTCGTGTGCGGTCATAGTCTCGCCACCACTGTGCCCTTGTTGCTGTTCGCCCATGCAAACGACCGCCCGGTGCCGAAGTCGCACGTCAGATCGTCAATGCTGGCGAAACCGTTCTTCCCGTGCCAAATCGCGGCCTGTCCAGCGGACGTGACCACTCTAGACGGGTCGGCGGCCTCTGCCAGGACATCCGATACGTTGGTCAGCGCGCGGTTGAAAATCTTCTGGCTGTCCAGGATGCAGCTGGCGCGCTCATGCTGGTAATGCGAGAACCAAGGCGAGTCTCCGATGATCAGCTTCGGGCTCGGCGGATTGCTCTCGCCATATCCGGCGCTGGTAATGGTCGTCTCAACGTAATTCGCGCTGTCGACATTCGGCAGGTTGAAGTAGAAGCGCAATGTCTTGCTGTTGGCGCTCGCCCTCGTGATGACGAGGGCCTGTGTGTACGTAACACCCTTAGTCACGAGCGTTGGCGCACCCGATCCAGCAGTTGAGCCGGACGAGTCAATGTAGTCGCCTGCCGCGACCGCGATTTCCCACCAATGACTCGTGCCCGTGTTGTCGAGCGTCGTTGGATATGGGTGCGCGCCCCAATAGCCCGCTGCAGGATCGAAGGTTGCCCCATCCCCCTGCGACCACCAGATTTGCGCGTAGTAGCCCGTTTGCTGGATCACCCTGATCTTTCGAACGACGGTGACGCCCTGCCCGGACGCCCCCCATATCGGCAGGCCGTTCAGGTGCGGGTCGGCAAATTCCAGGGCCACATATGGCGCGCTCGTGTCTGCCCCCGTGACGTTGCTGGGGAACTGGAGCGCAAACTCACCCCCGAGCCCAGCCGGCCTGGAGAAGATCCGGCCAACACCGCGAGAGATGGGCACCTCGCATCACCCCTTACGAGTACATGTCGACGCTGCCGCAATGCAGGGTGATGCTGTTCGACGCATTGGCCACGGACCAGGTGGCGTACAGGTCGAGCAACTGAGCTGCGCCGTTGTCGAACCCCGTGCCAACAGCCGGCGCCGCGTTGTACGGCAGCATGTGGACACCGCCGCCACCAGCCGTAGGTGCCGGCGATCCGATGACGGCATGCGACGCGAACATGCACCCCTTCGGGAAGAGCGTCGTTGATGTGCTGGCGCCGATTGCGCGACACACAAGCTCGCCGCTGAACGTCCAGTTGACGTTCGTCTGAGCCGTCGTGTTTAGCGTCATCGCGCCAGACGAGAACACATCGGTCGAGCCGAGCCGGATTGCAAGCGTCAGGGTGCCGGGCGTCGTGACAACAGTCGAGATGCGACCCGAGAACGTGAACGCGAGCACCTTCCCGATGCGGTCAAAGAAGCCGAGGGGAACGGCCGCCACCTTGCGGGATGCCGGGAGCAGGCTGGTTGCGGTCGTGCTGTTGGCCAGCGCCGTCCCGTCCTCAGCTACCTCCAGGATGCGCTCACGGAAACCAAGGCTACTCATGATCAGGACGCCCGGAAGAAGACGCCGCCCGTGAGCTGCAGGTTGTTGCCGTCGGGCGTGGCAACCGCATCGAACATCGTGAGCGGGACGATGTTCGCGTCCGTGCCAGACGTCGTATCGCTGTCGTAGGCAACCAGGATCTTGCTGATGGCGTTCCCGCTCGCCGCCGTCCAGGTCACCGTTGGCAACGACACCTCGTACCTGTCGTTTGTGTCATCGGGCGCCGGCAGCGAAGCGAGATCTGCATCGGTGAGCGTCTTGCGGCCCATCGTCGTCTGCTCGTTCGTTGTGCCAGCCAGTACGGCCGTGAGCGTGTCCGCATCAATCAGCGTCGCGTCCGCCTCAAGCCCAGACGTCTCGATTGGAACGAGGATCAGCGCAGAGTTGGCAGGGTCATTGGATTTGACACGGTTGTAATACTCAACGACGCGGCCCTTCGCGATGTTGAAAACGATGTTTGCCATGTGATCGCCCTTTCAGGCAAAAGAAAAGGCGGCCGAAGCCGCCCGTTAGAGCCTTGAGGCAACCCTCGATTAGTCGGCCATCGGAGACGCGCCGTTGTAGCGAGCGCCCCAGAGGATGTAGCCAACAGTTCCGGTGCTATTGGCAGCACCCGTGCAGTCCACACGGAAGCAGTCGAAGCCGTTCGCGGTGTCCAGCTGCTCGCTGTCCACTTCGATGATGTAGCGCAGCGACTTGCTGTTCGTGGTATCGCTCGTGAACGTGTTGCTGGTGACAGCTGTCTCGGTCATGGTCTGCGCCGCTGCAACGTCGGTGTTGGCCAGCATGCGCGTGAACGCGAGGGCCTTCTCCGAAGTGCCAGCCACAGCCGTCGCCTGCTTCAGGGTGACCGTCGTGCCGGTGACCGTCGTCCCGTTGAGGATGTCGATGACGACCGTCACACGACGGTAGTTCTTCAGCGACACGTACTTGCAGTCGCCCACCGTTGTAGTCAGCACGCCGTTGCTTGCTGCCTGCACGAAATAGGCCTGCTCGTCCATGCGGCCGTTCAGTTGGATGGTCATGTGTGTTCTCCGATTGGTTCAGCCGTGGCTCAGCGGGTCTGCAGCGTCACGAAGTGCGACAGCGTGTTCGATCCGTTCTTCCTGGCGATGGCGGCCGACAGCCAGGGTTGGCCATTCATCCGCAGGATGAAGCGGAAGGCGTTGATGGCCTGGTCGAACCAGAGGTGAATCGAGTAGTCGGTCTTCAGGCCACCCTTCACCACCGACAGGTACTTGGACATGTCGGCCAGCACGATGTCACCCTCGGTACCGACCGTCTGGCAGGCCTCAGTGACGATCACCGGACGCCCCAGGATGGAACCGAACGCGGATTGGTTGGCGAGGCCCTGTGGCTGCATGTACAGGATGCCGGCGCCGGCTGCGGTGCCATCCGCCTTGGTCACGTCCATTGCCAGGCCGCCGAGCTGGGGCAGAACGTCCTGATTGACCAGCCAGGCCGACCGCTTGAAGCTGGAGGCCGGCATGCGCGCCATCATCTTCAGCACGTTGCGGCCGTGGAGCGTGCCAGCGGTCTGCGATGTTTCCTTGGTCACCGTGACCTTGCACGGCGCATTCATGATGCCGAGCGGCTGGCCGACACCTGTACCGTTCAGGATCGCGTCGTTCAGCTTGAATGCGATGACCTCACCAGCCTTGCCCGTGATGTAGCTGGACATGGCGGGCGCGTCCTGCTGCAACTCTTCCGTGATCGGCACGAGCGCGGTCAGGCGGTGCGTCTTGACGGTGAGATCCTTGAGGGCGGGCTTGCTCTGCGTGAGCGTGGCGCCCTCACCGTCCCAGTAAGCGCGGATGCCGCCGCTAGAAGCCCATGCCGGGGACTCATCGACCGGGTAGGTGATCGAGTTGCCGGTGATCGTCTGCACGTCGGTCATGCTCAGGAAGCCATCCTCGGCCTCAACCTGCGCCATGATCTGTGCGCGCCACTCGGGCGGCACAGCGAAGCCACCGTCAGCGCCAACGGACTCTTGCCCAAAGGTTGTCGCGGCGTTCGTCAGGCGGGCGTCAGTGCCGGACGGGTTCACCACTGCGGCACGCACTGCAGCAGCGAAATCACCCATCGACGTGAAGCCCCACCGCTGGCGCTCTTCGAGCGTCGCCAGGCGCGTATTGCGCAGGCCGTCGCGCGGCGCCGCGTTTGACACGGCCGGCGCAGCAGGCTCAGAAGATGCAACGGGGTTCGGCGCGGCGCGGCGCGGCTGCGGAGTACCCAGGCGGTCGGCCTGCGCTTGCAGGCGCTCACGACGCTGGATCGACGCCTCGACTTGGTCGAACTCGGCCATGCAGGCATCAAGTTCTGACTGCTCGTCAACCGTCAGATCACGACGCTCCGCATCGGCCCGAGCCTGGATTGCCGTGGCGGTCTCCGACAGCTCGGCCAGGCGCGAGCGAAGGGTCTCGATCGCGGCCGGGGCTTCGTTGGTGATGATGGCCGGGGCCGCCAGAGCGGCGAGAGTGGCCATCGCGAGGGCGCGGTGCGCTTTCACGTGGTGGTTCATGGTTCCTGAGGCTCCAATGAAAAAGGCCCGCTCAGTGGCGGGCCGTAGATCCGGCAGAGCCGGGATTGAGGTTCAGGCGCGGGAGGCGCGCTCTCTGATATCTGCGATGCGGGTGCGCCGCATGTCGAGCACTGGCTGTGGCGCCGCGTTTGCAGCACGCGCGCGCAGCGCCTGCGGCACGTTGCGGAAGCGGTCTAGCGCGAAGCACGCTGCGACCTGCGTTTCCTTCGTCACCGCGTCAGCGAATCCACGCTCGACGGCGGCCTCAGCGGTGAACCAGGTCTCCTCGTCCATCCACGCCTCGACATCGCCAGCCTTGTTGCCGGTGCGATCGACGTAGGTTCCGACAAGGTTTCCCTTCACCTGCTCTAGCAGAGCCTTGACGCGATCCATCTCTGTGGAGTCGCCGATCGCAACGCCTTGCGGGTTGTGGATCATCATCATTGCGTTCTTGGCAATGCGGATCTTGTTGCCCGCCATCGCGATGATGGATGCGATCGATGCGGCCACCCCATCGACTTCGACATCGATGTCGGCCGGGTGCTGCACGAGCTGGTTGTAGATCGCGAAGCCGTCGAATACATCGCCACCAGGGCTGTTGATGCGCAGGGTGATGTTCGTCACCTTGCCGAGTGCCGAAAGTTCCTTCTGGAACGTCTTCGCCGTGATGCCGTCGCCCCAGAAGCTAGCGCCGATCTGGTCATACAGCCAGATTTCGCCGCGGTTGCCTTTGGCCTGGAATTGGACGTTCATGCTTGTTTCCTTTGCTCTCGCGCCCATGCCAGCGCCTCGGCGCGGATCACGTTCGTCGTCGGTTTTGGCGGCTCGGCAGTGGGTTCGACTGCCGGCGCTGCGTCGCCAGCCTTCGCATCAGGGTTCTCGACCAGATATTCGAGCGTCGTCTGATTCAGCTGCACGAGGTGCGCATCGCCGGCTGCGCCGATGCTGTTCAGGTCTTCCAGCTCGCGCACTTCGTTGATCGACATGGCGCCGATCTGGGTCATGGTTCGGTAGAACTCCGCACGCGCCTTCGAGTCCCCGCGCATCAACGCAGAGACCGCAAGCTTCGTGTAAACGCGGCCCTGCGCGCGGGCGCCGAAAAGCTTTGCGTTCGCCTCCTGCTCAAGGCGCACCGCCCACGGCACGATGGCGTCTGTCACGAACTCGATGCCCTGGTGCTCGATGTTGTTGTTCGTTGAGCGTGTCAGGTCGGCAATCTTGTGCGGCGGCACTCCGAGCCAGCGAGCGGCAGCCGTCACAGAGAAGCCACGCGACTCGATGAACTGCGCATCGGTCATCGGCATACCCATCGGGTGCACCTTCGTTCCCGTCGGCGCAACCTTCACGCGAAACGCTTTGTCGGGCCCGCCGTGCCTCTCGTTGTAGTACCGCTCCGCGTCGTCGATCTGATCCTTGCGCATCGATGCGGACATCTCGACGAGCGCACCCATCTGCGTGCCGTTCGCGTAGAACGACCCGGCGAACGTATCCTGCGCTATGCCAATTCCGATGGAGCGCGCCGCCATGCGAACGGGTGAATAGCCGACCAGGCCATCAAAGCCTAGGCCATGCAGATGCAACACATCACCCTGCGATAGGGTGCTCTGTGCGCCGTCGTGGCCACGCACTTCGTACACGATTGCGCCGCTCGCATCGCGCTCGACGCATACGCGGTCAGGCGTCAACAACCACAGCGCCACCGGGCGGCCCGCGCCGTCACGCTGGATCTCCGCGTACCCGTTCCCCCAGTTGAGGACGTGTGCCATCAGCGCCTCGCGGAACGAGAACGCCGTTATTTCTGGATTTGGCTGGTTGTTCAGCAACCACGCAACCATGCCGTTGACCGGCTCTCGACCCGCCGATGATCGTTCGTACACGTGCCAAGGCAGCGCGGCCACCGTCCTGGCGATGACGTTCACACACGCCCACCACTCAGCCAGCGTCAGCGCAGTGTCCTCAGTCACCGTAACGCCAGCCTGGCGCGGTGGCATGTACACGCGTGGCTCACCCGGGCGGAGCATCAGCATGTTCACCAGGCGACGCAGCAGGTTCATGCGGCAGCCTCCTGGATTCCCGCGCTCCGGTAGAAGTCGGCGAAGCCGCCGCCGAGACCGCATGCAGCCGGATTCATACCCATCAGCGATGCCGCATCAAACGCCGCCATCAGCGGATCGATCTTCGCGGTGCCACTCGCCTGCTTGGTGATAGACACCGCGTTCCCCTGTTGCACGACCCGTGCGTTACTGACACACCACGCCATGAGCGGGCGGCCTCCGTGGACAAGCTCGCCCCCGGCAACCTTCCGTTCTGTCGTCTTGATGGCGCCGTTGAGCCTCCACCCCTGTGACACAGCGACGATCTGCTCCATGGTGATGCCGCGCTCTTCGCTGGTCAGCTCGTCCACGATGTCACCAATGCCGGCCGCGTCCACGCCGACACCGGCCTTCTCTGGCAGCAGTCCAGCGTCGCGCACTCGGCACACGATGTCTGCCACCTCTGACACGTCCTGGCCCGGCCGGGCAACGATGGTCAGATCGCCGTCCTTCTCGAAGTCCAGCAGCCGCGATGCGATGTCCTTCCGTCGCTCCAGCGCGATCCTGTGTGCCCACGCGTGGCACCACAGCAGCCAGCGGCGCGTTTCGGAACACCGGCCAAGCACGGCCAGCCCAAGCAGGTCATCAAGCCCGCCGCCGTCGATGCCGACGACGACCACTTCGGAGCGCCTCAGAACCTCGTCCAGTGACGCCAGCGCCGGCTCGCCAGCCGCCTCCCAGTGGTCCGCGCCGGCCCAACGGTCTGAGCGTAGATTTATGCCAATCTCGACGTTCCCGTGCTTGGCCAGGAACCCGCGCAGCGACGCCTCGCCCTCTACCTCGGACTTCCGATACTCACGTTCGATGAACACGTGATCTACCGAGAACCCCCAGTTCGGGTTCACCAGTCGAAGGTTTTCGAGCTTCATGTGATCGCCGTTCGCGACCATCTCGGGCGGGTGCTCGAAGATCACCGGGACAAACGCCGGGTCGTTCACCTTTCCGTCGCGAACGTCGCGCGCGTACTTCAGCTTCTGCGCGAAGATTCCGGCCGGTGGCTCGTCGCTCTGCGTCGTCAGGTACACCACGAAGCCCTCGGGCCGCGATGCCAAGCCGCCAAGAGCCTCCCGGAACATGGCCTCCGCGTTCGGCATCTTCCCGAACAGCCAAAGCTCATCAACCAGGGTGCCGACCGACTTCTTACCCGAGACGGTCTGGCTGTCTGCCGCAACAACCTTCAGCGTGGCGCCGCTGTTGCGGTGCGTGATCGTCTTGATGTGGGTTTGCACGTGCATGAGCGCGTGCAACTCCTCATCGACGTGCTCGGAGCACATGTCGCGCGCCGGCCCGAAGCTGTTGCCGGCAACTTCAATCGTGGGCGCGACGATCGTGAACTCGGCCGACTGCCTCCAGTTCAGGATGTGCGCCGTCATCATGATCCCGGCCGCGATGGTTGACTTCGCGTTCTTCTTCGGGATCAGGACGAACCACTCGGTGATATGCCGCCGCCCCGTCTCCGGGTCGTATGCGCCGAAGATCGACGCCACCAAGTCAAACACCCACTGAGCGCAGCACTCGCCGAACGTTGGGCTGCCTGGCGCATCCACCACGCGCAGCGCCTTGAAGACCTCCAACGCACGCTCGGCCTCGGCTGGAAACAGCGGCGGCGGGATGATGCTTTCACCCGCGCGCAACCGCGCCGCCCAGTCAGGGCAGGCGGTCGTCCATGGCCGCATGTCAGCGGCCTACGACCTTCAGCGGCGGCGGCGCCGAGCCGAACTTGCCAGCGCCAGCGCCCTTTGCCTTCGCAGTTTGCTCGTCCTTCTTGCCGCCGTCGCCCTTCTTCGTGTGCGTGTACTGCACCGCAGCAACAGCGGCCCGAACCTGCAGCGGCGTCGCGTCAGTCCTACCTAGGGCGATGTCCTGCAGGAGCTGCAGCATGTCCTTGTCGCCCTGCAGCACCGGCTCAGGCTTCGGGGCAGGCTTGCGCCCAGCGCCAGGACGAGCCCCGCCGCTTCTGCCTTTCACTCCAGCCATTTGATTCCGTTTGAAAGGGGACGATTACCTCGGAATGGGGTCGAGTGCGGTTTCGGCTGGTCAGGGCTGTAGAGATTTGCCTCCCCCTCCCCTTCGCCTCGCCTCGTCCGCCGTCTTGCGCTTGTGGCAATCCGTGTTGATCGCCTGCAAGTTCGAGTCGTCGTCCGTCCCACCTTCCCACAGTGGGATGCGGTGATCGACCTCGGTTGCCGTTAGCCCTGAGCCATGGCACTGATCGCACTGGCACATCCCACCGTCCCGGATGAGGATGCGCGCTCTGAGCTTCATCCAGGAATCGCCACGGATGCGCTGGGTGTTGGATGTCGTGGCCGCCTGCGCCTTGCGTGTGTCCAGTGTGGCAACACGTGGCTTCAGTGTGGCTAGCCTTGGCATCCTGCTTTGTGATCCGCCCGCGCGGTTCGTCGCCATCCCTGTGAACTTCCCGATGGGGTTGAGGGCGTGTGACCGGCGGGCGAAAACGAAAAACCACGCGCACATTTCTGTGGGCGTGGTTGTACGGGCGTGATGATCCTACCGTTTCCAATGCGTGTCAACTGCACTCAAAGCAATCCACGCGCACGCAAAGTTGCCGCCAGCATAGCCCGCGCATCGCTCACCATCAACGCCCTGGCCAGCTCATCCTCTGGCAGCCTTGGCGATCGCCATACCGTCAGCCCCGTAGCGAGGTTCCTGGCGTTGATGTGCAGCGCGTTCCTGTGCGGCTGGGGGATGCTGTTGACGCATGCATCAACCCCCGACATCACCACGTTCTCCACGTCCTGATCCAACGCCCCGTTGTGTGAGTCGTACTGCCGGCTGGTTCGGTACTGCTGGGTTCCTGCTGCTGTGCTGGGGTAGCCGAGCGCGATCCGCTCATCGCTTGCCCAGCGGTGCCAGTCTTCGAGCAGCTGATTGAGCGCCTCGTCGTCTGACACGGCACTCGACACCTCCCATTCGGCTACCTCTTGCATCAGGCCTCCAGCCTCTTGATCCACGCCCACACCATCGATCTGCCTCGCCTGTAGTCGGCATCGCTGACCCATGTTTTGCGCATCGCGACCTCGATCGCAGAGGGGTCGAGCAATCTGCAAAGTGCGGACGGGCTCTGGGCAAGTGCCCTGGCTTGGCATTGCTGGCAACCGTGCTGGTAGATGCTGGTGCGGGGGTTCGTTTCCGCCTCTTCGCATGCTTTGCAGCCGGTCACAGGCTGTCCTGGCGAATGCACTTCGCACTCCTGGCAAGCGCCTCCAATTGGCGCGTCTTCTCGGACTCCATGGCCAGCTTCAGCGCCGCCGCAGTGACTTCCTGATCCCTCGCCTTGATGACATCCATCGCGCCCAGCGCGATAACACAGGCCACCACGGTTATCACGGTCCATACGATCTTCACGCCTCTACCTCCTGTTGATCCAGCGCACTCGCCATCAGTCGCGCGTGCTCCGGTGTTGCGCAGATCTTGGCGACGACCTTGCCGCGCAAGACCACCTCATAGAGGAATTGGCCCCATACGTGCCCGCGGCCTATTTCGCGCAGGGCATGCGCGTGTGCGGCTTCGGTCTTCATGGCCACCTCAGCCACTTTTCCCGGATCGCGCTCGCCGCATCGATCAGCGAACCCTCGCGGTATTCACCGCATGTCGTGTGAATCCACGCCTGCCAGGGCTCACGGTTGCGTCTGTAGAGCAGCATCGGCTCGGCTCCAACTTGCTCAGCCTGCGTGACCGCTTGGCGCCACCAGCTCGGCCGCCTCAGTTGCTCCTGCCGCTTGATCTCGATGGCAAAGCCCTTGACCATCAGGCAGTCAGCGCCACCCTCTCGGGTCTGCTGCAAGTTGCGCCGCAGCTCCGTCCCAAGCTCCTCGCTGAGCAGCAGCAACGCCTCGCGCTCGGCCGCCGCGCCTTTACGTCTCTGCATCACGCCCACGGCCACCACCTCGCTACCGCATGAGCGATACCGGCAATCACGATCCACACCATCCACCCCAATACGACGGCATAGACGATGCCGGCTCCGTCGATCTGCTTTGGGCGTGGGCCGCGCCCCTGGTTGGCATTAGCGCCAATCGCCGTGTTCCCCACGATTCCCAAGTGCCCACTGGGCGCGGATGTCGTCTCGCAACCGATCGGCTGCCAGCTTCCCCCTGCGTCTTTCGATGTCATCAAACACCTCACGTAGCCATTCCTTCGATCGTGTCGCCCTGAGCGCCAGCCAATACCTGCATTCACACCTATGCCTCGTACCCTCATCTGTCACCGAAAAGGCCCCCCTTCCCCATAGCGGGGTTGGGTGGGTGCCTTCGATGACCTTGCGTCACCCCCTTGCGGGAACTCACATGGAACGGGTTGGGTACCGTTTCCCCTCGGCGTGTGAGTGCGGCCAGCCGCGCGGGTTTGAGGGGTAGTTGCCCCTGTCCCCGCAAGCGGGGCACCGCGTACCGTTTGTTTTCGGGGCGACGGGTGCCCCCGGTGTTCTGTTCCGCGCGGGCCATGCAGCCCCTTAGTGACGCCCGGAGTGCGGTGTCGTCGGCTATCCGGTCGCCGCATAGGCTGCCTCCCGCGTCTTGCGTAATGCCCCTTTGATGCCCATCGCTAGCGCGAACACGCCGGCTCGCCGCGCGAAGTCGTTGGCGTCTTCTGACACCACATCGCTGATCCAATACGGCCAACCGATCTCGCGCGCCACGCGCTCACCGGTGCCGCTCGCGTCGTTGTCTGCGATCACCAGCCCTTGCGGCAGCGCCGCGGCCAGCTTCAGCATGTTCCCGGCGCTGAACCCGATGTGCAGCACATACGGCGCCTTGAGATTGCGCAGAGCCTGCTGCGTGGAAAGCGCCGTTGCGTAGCCCTCGCACAGCACGTGTGTGCCGCGCTGGCCAATCACAAACTCGGCGCCACCCGATCGCTGGCCATAGAGAAACTTCTTGTCTCCATCCGGCTTGATGAGTTGGGCCCCCACGATCCGGCCGCCGCATCGCATTGGGATCACCATCACGTTGTCCGTCTCGCGGCGCCAGACGTTTACCAATTCATCTGGGAAGCCCTTGGAGGCGAGATAAGGATGCGGGGCTAGCTCAGACTCGGACAGGATCGTTTCGGCGCGCTGGGCGGCCTTTTGGGCAGCTTGTGCCTGGTGCAGCGTGGCTTCCGTGACTACGCGGCGCACGCGCTCAGCGGCCTCGCGGGTTTCGCCGTCCGCCTTCCACAGCGCCGGCTCCGTCATGCTTGCCCAGTTCTGGACGAATCCAACATCACCCAGGTACTTGTAGGCGCCGTTACGGCTGCGCGGCTTGTCTTCTGTGGGGACGCGGACCCATCGGCCAGCTATCAGGTTGCCCACGAGCACGCCATGAAGCTTCGCGAACTCATCGAAGGTCATGCTGCCGCCGCTTCCTGGTTCGCAACGTTCTTGCGCGAATTGGCCCACGCAATCTGGCGCGAGCGCACCCACTTCTGGACGCTCGCCGTCGGCTCCATCGCCTGGTGATGCAATCCCTTCGGATCAACGCCGAACTTCTCGCGGTACTTATGGAAGGCCCAGCCGGGCCTATACCCGCGCGTCTCAGCAATGCCGATCAGCTGGCTGTAGAAGGACTGCCGTTCATCCGCCCCCGGGAGCTTCTTCCCGTTGGGGGCGTACTCGGTCAACTCGCCCGGCTTCTCGGCCACAGCATTGCGCTGCGGGCGCACGAAGCCGCAGCACGCACAGGCATCCGCCCGGCCGGGCCAGAAGGCACTGCAGCGCGGGCACTTGGCCGCTTCCTTCTCGTTATCTGTGGGCTCCCGCTTGGGCTTTTCCTTGCCGTCGTCCAACTCGGTAACGCCGTTGGCGTAAATGTCTTCCCAATCCTCAGCAAACCGCAGGTAGTTCCCACTGTGATCCAGCCACAGTGCGAACTGCTTTTCCGGGTGCTTGCGCATCACCCGGCCCATCTGCTGGATGTGCGAGGAAAGCGACTTGGTGAACGGGCGGGCAGAAACACCGATCATGACGTCGGGCACGTCAAAGCCCTTAGTCAGGATGTCGGTTGCGATGAGACCCATGATGGAGCTATCAGGCTTGGCGAACTCCTTGATCACCTCAGCCTTGAACTCGTCATCGTCCTTGTAAGACAGGCTGATGAAGTTGTAGCCTGCGTCGGAGAACTTCTGCGCCAGATCCGCCGCGTGCTTCACGCCCGCAGCGAACACCACTGTCTTGCGCGGTCCGCCGAAGACTTCATGGGTCTTCTTGACCCACTCGCTCACCACGTCGCCAGTGATCTTGATTCCACGTTCCTCGGCGTCAGCCGCAGACCACTCCCCGGCTACCTTCTTTGCGCCGGCCATGTCGATTTCCTTGGCGATGTACACGCGCAGGGGAACCAGCATGTCCATATCGACAAGTTCGCGCGTCGTGATCGCGGAGACGACAGCGCTGTAGATCTTTCCTAACCCCTTCGTGAACGGGGTGGCCGTCAGCCCCACCACCTTGACGTCTGGGTTCTTCTTGATGAACTCCACCGTTTGCTTACGGGTGTTGTGGCACTCGTCCACGATCAGCACCTTCATGCCAGGCAGTGAGCCGCGCTTTTCCAGCGTCTGAGCCGAACAGACTTGAATGCGCTCGCTGGGGCGAAACCGCCAATGTCCAGCCTGCAGCACGCCGTGATCGAAGCCGTATGAGTCCAGTCGCGCGCTGGTCTGGTTGCAGAGCACAACGCGATCCAGCACCATCGCAGCGCGATTGCCTCGCTCGGCCGCGGCGCTCAATAGCGCCATCGCCATCTCAGTCTTGCCGGCGCCCGTAGGCGCCACGAGCACCACCGAGCGATGACCTTCGATGAAGGCACTGCGCAGCTTGTCCAAGATGGCCTCTTGGTAGTCTCTGAGGGCCAGCTCGCGCACAGTCATTGCACGCCCTCCGCCCCAACCTTCTCGGCCCGCTTGCGCCAGTAAATGGCGGACTTCTTCGCCTCGCTGGCCTCTCGCATGTAGGTGTCGCGGGACACCTTCAGCGCCGCCACTTCAGCCTCCAGCGTCACCACGCGGGAGCGCAGGCTGCGAATGGTCTCAGCGGCCTGTGTCTTCTCCTCCTCGCTGGCATCCATGGCCTCTACCGCAAGCCGGTCTTGCAGGCGTTCGTTTTCCTGCGCGAGATCGGTGATGGTGTGATGGGCCTCGGCCAGGGTGTCGTCATCGGCTTCCGCCTTGGCGGCGATGGCTTTTTCACCCGCTTTTTCCAGTCGCGTCGTGACGCGGGCACCTTCAGCCTGCACTCGGCCGCGCCATTCACCGACCTCTGCTTCAAATTCTGCTTCGGGCACGGCTGCGAGCTTCTGCGCCCGAGCGGACAGGTCTTTGCTAATGCCTGCGTCTGCCAGTTTTGGTGCGGTCGTTACTGACGACCGCACCTCAGACGGCGTGTGCTGGTTGATGCCGGCCCCGGCTGCACCACGGCTCAGGCCTCCGTCAGACTTTTGCGCGGCGATCATCTCGCCGAGCCGGCGCTCTGCGCGAATGCGAATTTCGGCCGCATCCACCTCTAGCGTCTTGTCCTTCGCCATGCGGCCATAAGCGCGCATCGCCTCAGCTTTGTCGGCCCAGGCCTTGACCTCATCGACGGCCTTGCATTCGGCAAGCGCGCTGCGCGCTGCGTCGTATTTGATGAGGGATGTCATAGCGAATGCACCTCGGGCGCGTAGGGCACTCTGGCGATGAGATGCCAAAACATGCCGGTCGTCTGATGCAGGTAGTCAAACCCATGCTCTTTCGCCTGATGCCACTCGCGTGAACCTGGAATCACGCTGTGCCGCGTCAGCCGACATACGCTGCGCTCCAACTCGAATGCGATGGCGCGTTCGATAGCTGGCGTCAGCATTACCCGCACCGCACTCTTGCCACGCTTGCGCTCAAGCTCGCGCAGCCGCCTCCGGGGGTTTGCGGTAACACCTACCTTGCAGGATCCATCTGCAAATTCGACGACGTAGTTGCGATGCGTACCGCCATCGATGCGGATGGCTTTGAGGTTGATGCTCTTCATTCCTCATCCCCCCCGTCGCGCCCGAGCGCTCCGGCCTGTGCCCACGCCTTCAAGCGGGCCTCGGCCTGTGTGTCGATCAATACGAGATCAGCCTCGGCGCACCCCTCCACATCGCCGGATGGGGCCAGCATCGACCGCCATTCGCCGTTGAGCAGAGACTTAAGCGCGACGCTTCCGTAGTTGGCGCCGTAAAGCGTGAACGCGACTGCGCGCCGTCCGGGGGCGCCAACCAAACAAGCAGCGATCTCGCGGCCCTCGTGGTTGTGGAAGATGTACTGAGATGTCATTCGTGCTTTTCGTAATCACGCACCCACAGGGCGAGGCTGATGCTGCGTAGCGATAGGCAGCGCCATAGGAAGCGAACTTCCTGGCTCAGGCGCTGCCATGCCTTCATGCGAGCGCTGCCTCATCGACCTCGGCCGCCCGACTGCGCAGGCGCTTGCTCGGCGTGATAGTCAGCTCAGCCATTCGGGCACGGATCGCGTCCACGTCCCGCTGCCACGACTCGGCCAGCGCTGGCCAGCCGATGAGTTTTGCCTCCGCTACTCGCGTCTCCGCACGGAACAGCAGCGCGCGCAAGTCCTTCGCCGCCGTGGCGCTGTTGATGCGCTTGCGGGCCACGAAGTCAGAGGGGCGTTTCATGGTCATGGCAGCAGCCTCTGTTGACCGGCGCGCTCAAGCTCCTCAGCAGAGGGCTGCGTCTCTCCGGCCCGCACCGGCCGCACGGCCTGCGGGTTGAAGTAAGCGCGCAGGGCCTTGAGCCACGCCTTGTAGGCCCAGCCGGAACGCCATGCGTAGGGGTAGTTCTTCGAGCACCACCGGCGAAGCTCGGCTTTGCTCATCTCCGGGTGTGCCTTGACCTGCTCTGCAAGCCATTCGGCGCTGGCGGTCGTCCAGCTCATGCAGCCACCGTCTTGCCTTTAGCCACGACCTGCAGCTGTGGCGGCTTCCCGGCCTCGTTGAGCGCCGCCAAATGGGCCAGCATCGCCTGACCAGCACTCAGCAGCTCTCCCCATTCCTTCTGGATAGAGCGAAGGTCGTTGTCCGACACGTGCCCATCGGCGAGCTTGATCGACACCTCGCGCAGCACATCAGAGAACTCCGTCGCGACGGCCGCCGTGTGCGCCATCGTGTTCTCGTGCTGGCTGCCAAGCTGAGGCAACGGAACGAACATGCCGCCGAAGCGCTGGCAGATCAGCTGGAGCGGCCTCGCATCGGTCAACTCCATGATCTCGATGGCGTCCATCAAACCAAGCTTTGCGGAACTGCCATGCGGTGGCCGCACTTCGTGACATAGCGTCGTCGAAGACTTGTCCAGACGCGGCGCCAGTGCCGTTGCGCCTCCCGGATAGACCTTGTGAACGAGGTTGTAGAAGGCGTCCAGAAGATGATTCATCACATGTCTCCCTTTAGGCTGTGATTGAGACCACTCGGGCTGTCTGCCCATACTGCGCTGCAACAAAACGTCGTTGATGGGTGCAGCAAGTGCGCAAAAGAAGTTCGCGGAAAGAGGCTCCGGCCCGTACTGGCGCCGGAGTGAGGAAGCCCGCCACCAAAGGGGCCGCAGGAGGGGAGGCGGTGGCGGGGAACT